AGATCACGAAAGCTACGCTATGGCTTACTGTAAAGCTGGAAAGAAGCCTGCTATAGGGTGCGCCGTAGTAAAGAACAACGGCACACTACCTATGAATATCTTAATGCACCTATAATCAGTCTGTTATAGGATTATCGTAACAACAAAGTAACACAACTAAGAATAATACTCTTATATATTAGTATTATATAAGTAGTATATATATCTAGTTACATAAAGTTTTTTTAAAAATATTTGCTTTGTAAACAAAAAAGTGTTTATATTTGCCCTGTGTTTGCAATTAAGCAACACACTAAAAACAACAAAACAATGACAAACCACTTTAAAGAGATCGCAGAAATTTTTAGCACGCATAAACCAAAAGAAACGCACGTATATATGCGTAATGTAGAAAATGTCTTAGACAAAGCTAAAGCGCGTATAAAAGCGCACGAAACACAGGCGTACGCAGACGAAAACTACGACAAGGCACACGCTTTTCATTTGGCGCTTATAGAACTAGCATTTGTAACTTCGGAAATAATGCTACAACAACTTAAAGAAAATGAATAAAGAAACTAAAGTAAATACAGTTATAGCGATAGTATGTATGGCTACAGGTGTTATCCTAATGCACCTACTAGACACATTAGGAGTAATAATAACAATATAATAAGATGAATAAGAAAAGTAAAGTAGTTAGCGCACAGGCTAACGGAACATGGGAAGGCAAGTACGGAATAATGTATAAGCACGAAATAGCTTTCGAAAACGGCGACGCAGGCGAATATAGCAGTAAGTCGGCAGAACAAAACAAATTTGTAGAAGGACAAGAAGTAGAATACATATACGATTTATCAAAGCCAGAATTTCCTAAAGTAAAACCAGTAAGCAACTTTCAGCAAGGTGGCTACGCTACAGTAAAAAAAGGAGATAATCGCGAAAAATCTATAGTAAAACAAAGTAGTTTAAAATGCGCTACAGATTTTGTAATAGCTAACGGTGGCGACGAAGCTAGAGTTATAGAAGTAGCAGATATGTTTACTACTTGGGTTTTAGAAGACGTTAAACCTACACCTGCACCGCAGGAAATGCCGTTTTAATTATGAGAGCAGGAAGCGATATAGGGTACTGCGATAGCGACCACCCTAGAGCACCTTTTGAATGGTGCGAGCAAGATATTAAAACAAATGTAGAGGCATTAGGTTTTATGTTAGAAGATGTAATTTTAGGAGATCACAAAATGCGTTTGTACCTTATAGACAAAGATACAGATGTAGCTTATGATTACGAAGACTTATACTACGATACTTACGAAACTTTTACAAGAAGGGACTTTTTAAACGACTACGATAATAGGTTTAGCCCTTGCTGCGGTGCAGATATTATAGAAGACTACGGCAGATGTAAACAATGTAAAGAAGCAATAATGTAAAAATAGTTAAATAAGACTTAGAAAATGAAGTTAAAATACGAAATAGAAAAGTTAAATAGTATTATAGAAGAAAAGCTAGATATAGATAGCATAAATACTAAAGAAAAAACTAGCGATCAAGTACTAGGTCGTATGATAGCCTGCAATATACTTATGGATAACGGCGTAACGCCTGCAGGTCTAGCACAATACTACTGCAAAGACAGGAGTAACTTTTACCACTACAGAAAAAAACATAACACTTATATAGAAAATCCTAAGATTTTTCCAGAATATATAAAGCTATACGAAGCTGTAGAAGAAGACTTTGTAAAACGAGCTACAGACTTTAGGCTATTAGACAAGCTACAACGTATGGAAGTGCTAGACAGTATAAACAAAAATATAGACGAACTACTAGTAAGACGTACAGACGTACTAAAAACATTATGAAAACAAAAGAAATAGTACTAGACTTATTGACCAGAAGTAAAAGTCTGCGCGATAACGATAACAGGCTAGTAGCTAATGTATGGGCAGTAGAACTAGGCGGTAAGCTAAACCAATTAAGCGCTACAGATCTATTAAACTATGTAGCAGAAGGCAAGCTATCTGCAGCTAACAATATAAAAAGGATACGCTGTAAGCTACAGCAGGAAAACGACTATTTACGCGGCGAAAAGTACGAGTACAAGCAAAGGTTCGTACAGGATAAATGGAGAAAAGAAATGCGTAAAAAAGAAATATATACCTTTGACAACCCGAACGACTGGGAAATAGATATAAAGCAAAACAATGAAGGGTTATATAAAACTACATAGAAAAATACTTGATAACGGCGTATTTGCAGACGCTGAACTATTAAAAGTTTTTGTATGGTGTATACTAAAAGCTAATACTACGCCTAACATAGTATACGGTCGCAAAGTAGACGTAGGGCAATTTATTACAGGACGCGTAAGCGCAGCCGAAGAACTACGGCTAAAACCTAGCACAGTATATAAGCGTATGCAGGTGCTAAAGAAGCAAGGCTACATAGATATAAATAGCAATACAAAAAACAGCTTAATAACTGTAAGTAAGTATAAGTCTTACCAACTAGACCAAAAGCCTAAGAAACGCGATTTAGAAGCCGTCTACAAGCGTTTTAGCGACGAAGTATATAGCTACGACTATAGCGTAGAAATGCAGGCGGAATTTATAGAATACTGGACGGAACCTAATAGAAGTAAGACAAAGCTACGCTACGAGTTAGAAAAGACTTTTGATATAGCTAGACGTATAAAGACTTGGGCAAAGCGCCAGAAGCAATACACAAAAACAGAAAAAAAGAATATTTTAGACACTTGGCAGGAAGCTAGAAATATAGTAAACAATGGATAATGTATTTGTAACAAGTATAAGCTACAACGAAACAAAAGAATGGCTACTTAAAAAACATTATGCCAAACGTATGTGTTCAATCAAATATAGTTTTGGCTTATTTGTTAACAATTATTTAAGAGGTGTTTTGACAATAGGAAAACCAGCATCCCCTTTTTTATGTATTGGAGTTTGTGGACAAAATAATAGTAATTATGTTTACGAATTAAATAGATTAATTGTAGACGAAAATTTAAAAAAAAACATATTATCATACTTTGTAAGTCAATGTTTAAAAAAACTACCTAAAATGATAATAGTAAGCTATGCAGATACAAAAATGCACCATTGTGGTTATATTTATCAAGCCACAAACTGGTTATATACTGGTAAGACAAAAGAAAGAACAGACATAACAACACAAGAACGTAAACACTCAAGGCACTACAATAAAAATATAGATTACACACAAAATAGAAAGATAAGATCAAGCAAGCATCGTTATATATATTTTACAGGAAATAAAAAAGAAAAAAACTTTTTCAAGAAATGTTTAAAATATGAAATTCAACCATATCCTAAAGAAAAAAACAAAAGATATGACGCAACGTATAAGCCAAAAATACAAACTAGACTTTTTTAATGGATAAGAGTAAGCAAATATGGTATCGTTTTAACAAAGACCAGAAGCAACTTAAAACAGACTGCGTAGACTTGGTTAGCAAGTGCTACTTAATGCTAGGGCAAAAGCCAGAAACACAGCAAGTTGTAATAATGGCGCAGTTACTATACGACGACTTGATAAATAGTTACAGCCGCCTTACCATGAACGAAGTAACCTTTGCTTTTGAA